ATTGGGCACCACCACTTACGCCAAGATAGACACTGATCGGCTCATTGCGACCACCACCCACAAAGGCAAACGTTTGGGCAAACGTGCATTTTGCATGAGTGCCAACAATGCCTTTTTGAATCACCGCGCCGTCAATGCGCTGGAATGGGAAAAGCTCGCCGCCGACATTATCAAAGACCTCAATGCTGTGGCGGTTAAGCACCACCAACTCATTGCGGACTTTGAGCAAGCCTAAGACATCATCAGGATCAAACTCGCTTGATCCGTATTTGAGCGGATTGACCGCAGTCGGGTCATTCAACTCAGTAACGACGATGAATTCGCCATCCGTGGTGACGTGGTACCCGTCAATCCACACATGATCAACCACCACGCCAAGATCAGCATCAGTGACCCGTGTCAGCGCCGTGCCGTTGTAGTAGTAGAATCGCCCATCAGACGATATAGCCAACCGATCAAACGAATAATCAAACGAACATCGCCCACCAGAGCCAACAGATCCAATAGTTGACAGACTGCCATCCTGATAAACTCGAACCAGCGAACCACCACATACGCGATACAGCACCCCACCCCACACGATGCCACCGCGATCTAAGCCATTTGTGTCGGCAAAGTGAGCAATGCCATCAGCGGTGCGTAGGTAGCCTTTGCTGATGCCCGTATCTTTGGGCACTGGCACAAGATTGACCGGATATGACGTGCGATAGTCCGATGTGGTGTCGGCATAGATACCGCTTAGAATGGGGACTTGCATTAGAAGCCCCAACGTCTGTAGCGACGATTGCCAGCGCCGAGCGGATAACGCTCGGGGTACTGTCGTGTTGGTTTGGTTGCCACGCTGGACAGCATGGCGTTATAGGCATCCTCTTGTGTTTTGATAAGCAGAATGCTTGGTTGCTTGCCGTACATCGGGCAAATCTGAACGGCAAGCGATTTATAAACCGCCGCCGCGTGTTGCAATTCAATGCCGCTATCGTCGTCCAAGTCGCTGTCAGTTGGGTCAGTTGGCACGTTATAGCCAATATCCACGCCCTTAGATGACCACATCGCCACCATTGCATCCATCTGACGCAAAATGTCGGTGTGTTCCTCGGGTGACGCGTCAAACTGATAGCCACCCATGCCAATCTCAACCATGGCTTGATCGACAAGATAGCGTTTTTTGATCATTTTGTTTTGCTCAGACGAGTTTTAGGCTCAGGCGATTGCGCCACCTTATGCGGATGATCAACCCATCCGTCAGCAAGATAGCCCTCAACTTCGTCAGCATCGACAACGAGGGTTTGCAGCATTTCGCCCCACACTTCGGTGTCTCCATCCGGCTTGTACAGCATTGTTGGACTTTGCATTTTTGACACTCCAAAAACGACAAAGGGGCGTTTAAGCCCCTATTGTCGTGGTGTTGATTAGGACTGACTAAACAACTGCACACCTGCCATTTCTGGATTCAGGAGCGCGGTGCCAAAGTCAATGTCCCAACGAGCCTTAACGCTCAGGTCGTTGATGTTGCCTTGGCGTGTGTAGGTAACACCAATACCAAGACTGGTGGTGGCGCGAGCAAATGCCCATCCATCATCTGGGTCTACACTGTAGCTACCGGGGATGAGGATCAGCGATTCCTTGCGGAAGAACGGATTCATCGGAGCAGCAACGGTGTTGAGCCAAGTCAGCGCAGCATTATCAGCCGGAGCATTGCTGACGTTCGCATACTCTTTCGAGCCAATCGAGCCTTCGGCAGCATCAATAATGGCTGGATAGATGCGGATGGTGTTGGCGGCAGGCTTATCAACCACACGGAACGTTTTTAGGCTGCCGGTGTTTTGCTTGGTGATCAGGTGGATTTCAAAAACCCCATCAATCGTGAAAGCATCACCGACTTTGATGTTGGCGTAAGTGCCACCATCGACAACCAGATCAGTGTAGCGATTGTCCTTGTTTTCGGTCAGTCCTGCGCTAGTGACGGTTGCAGCAGGCACAGTGCGTTGGTTTGCACCATTGACCAAAACATCCCCACCGGTTGCAGCAGTCAGACGGATTTCTTGGTCGTTTTTGAACACTTGGAAGCCAGCAATATCGCTGCGGATCATTGCACGCTCATACGCATCACGCGAACGAGACGAATCTTCGGAACGACCAGCCAAGTTGCCAGCCATCGCATTCATAGCACTTGGTGCATAGAACGCCATGCGACCATCTTGCGGCACACCAATGCGAGTGAACCGGTTGTCCAGATCAGCCACATCGTCGTAACCACTGGCAGCACCAGTGCGCTTCGATACAACCGAGCCATACAGCGCAGCAGTGTTGAACAAAGCAGAATTAACATCAGATGCCAACTTTTGCATAGCAGCCTTGCCGTACTGATCCATTGCAAACTTGCTGCGCAGATTTTTGGCGCTCAGTGTTTTTGGTACGGATTTGTGATAGCCCACAGAGCAAGGCACGTTGAGCTGCGTCAGACCATCAAAGTTTGCCGACTGGTCAAATCCGTCATAGCTTGCGCCAATCATCGGACAAGGCAGCCAAAACTTATCCTGAGCATGCACCGCTTCTTGCGGAGTCAAGGGATTGTACAGTTCAGCACCTTTCGCAATGACAAGCAAATCTTCAAGACCCATCATGACGTTATCAAACATCACCTGTTCTTGACTGGTTAAACTGGTAGCCATAATTCAAAACCTCATGGATTATTTGCGAAGGCTTTTCTTGTAAGCGATCAGCTTGGTACGGTCGCCCGTCCGGTTTGCTTCTGCTTCAAGTTCGGCCAATTTTTTGCTGCTGCCCGATGGCGCGGCATTGCTGCGCAGATTCGTATCAGCAGGAGTGGGTTTGGTTGGTTTCGACACTTTCAGATCCTTTTCGAGTTTGCCGATTTCGGCAGCAAACTTGGCGAGATTGGTGATTTTTGACAGGCGTTCGAGTTGGGTAGGATTTTTGCCGAGTGCGTATACAAGCAACGCAGGATTATCAGCAGCTTCAAGCAAGATGCTTTGTCGCGTCTGGTCGAAGATTGAAACAACTTCTTCTTCGGCATCTGCAAAATCTTTGGCCTTGAGTTTCTTTGCATTCTCCTGATACGCCGTGCGCTTGGCTTCTGCTTCACGCACCAAAGCTTGTTGCTGCTCTTGTGCTTTGGCCTTGGCTTGCTCAACCTGACTAGCTTGCTTTTGCCAATCAATCAGCTTTTTCTCAAACTCCCACTCATCCCAGTCACACGACTCAAGAGTCGGCTTTGGCGGAAGTTCTGGCACTTGCTGCTGTGGTTGCTGAGCTTTGCGCAGTTGCTCTAACTCACGTTCGGCTTGACGAAGCTTCCGGTCTTTTTCGCGCTCACGTTTGCGCATGTTGCGAATGACCGATGACGCATCTTCATCACCATCATCTTCACTCTCTTGGGCTTCATCGTCTGACGGCTCGCCAAACGTCACCTCAACCTCACCTTCGTCAGCCGGATCGTTCTCAGCTTCGTTGGTGTCAGCATCAGTATTCAGATCATCGTCCGGTAATTGCTCAGACGGATCTGTACCCAAGCTCTCATCAGCCTGTAGTGTCATAAAAACCTCGATTGCTCAGTCTTAGATAGGCGACTGGATGCCTTGTGGAAGTTGCGGCATGGGTGTCGGATTAGTCTCAACACTCGCCGCGATTTGTTGCTGGTTCTGCTGCTGTGAGCCTTGCATAGCCGACAACATTTGTAAGATTTGTGCCATTTGCGTGTTTTGCTGCTGCTGTACTTCCATCATAGTCTTGATGGTTTCAGCATTGGCTTTGTCAGCCTGCGCTAGTGTGTGGGCGGTTTTGGCGCGTGCAGCGACCGCATTAGCCTGAGCTTCTTCACCCATCGCCTGCATGAGCTGGGTTTGGGCATCGGGTGGCTGATTCGCCATTGCTTCGGCCTGTTGCTGCTGCTCTTTGATTTCGTCGTCGGTTGGCTCTGCTGCACCCATTGCCAGCAGTTTTTTGCGGCCAAACTTGGAAAGATCGGACAAGCCCTCGCCTTCTAAGTTGCTCACGATGGTTGCCGCCATTACAGCTTGTAATTCTTGATCAGGCGTAACCGGAAGCAATTTGATCAGGTTTGAGATGGTCTTTTCTCGACGTGACGCAAACGATGCACCCACATCGACAGCCACGTCATACCTGCCATCAGATAGATTGTTCTCGTATTTCAGCACATTGTCTTTCATGGTTGGCTGATTGATCACAATCGTGTCTTCGGTGTCGTCATGCCACACCGCACGCATCTCACGACCATCTTCGTCGTAAAGTTCTTGTGCCATAGACAGCCACACGCAGCCACTATGCCGCATTGCCTTAGCCATGTTGTCCATGTAGATAAACGCCTGCATGTCTAGGCGCTCATGGATTTTTTCGACGGTTTCAGTCGCAATGTTGCTGACCATTTGATCGGCGTTTTGCTGATTTCCGGTCAGCTCGGCAATGTCCACACCAGCCACTTGAATCAGTGCAGTCATAGCCTGTGGTAGCTGTGGCGGCTGCGTGTATGCCACTGGAGCAGGCGGCAACTTATTACCGCTTGCATCGGTGGTCTGATTGATCAGCAGATACGGATAATCCTCAACCGCATCATCTGCCCACATGTTTTCATTGCCTGCGATTTGCTCAGGCGTAAAGATTGGTTTTTGCTTGTAGCCACTCGCCGCAATCTCGACCAGTGCAGACGTAATGGTGTTGTAAATCTGCTGTGGATCGCGAGCAATGCGCACATGACCCCATGCCCGTTCGATTCCATCAATAAACATCCGTTTGCCATACATCGGGATGATCGGGATGTACTTGCCTGCAATGTAGCCATGATCTTCGAGCACACCCGACGCATCAATCACATATAAATGCACCTTGCGGCATTTGATTGTTTTGGTGCGTGCGCGATAGTAGCCTTGAGCTTCAAGCGCCCGAATCTGATCAGCCAATTCTTCGGCTTCTTCCTCAGATTCGTTCAACTTCACTTCATCTTTGGCGGTGTCGTGTTTGTAGAAGGCGAGCTTTTGCTTAACTTCCTCAACTTCGTAGTATTCAGCAACATTGACCACATCAGCCGAGAACCACTCAAATGAGTACTGGTTCTTTTCAACCACATCAAACGACGATGGTGACTTGCCGAACCGCTCCTCGTAAGCATCAGGCGTCATACTGATGATATGCCATGCGTATTTAGCATCAGCTTTGTCTTGACGCTTGGCTGATACATCAAAAAACACGGTTTGATCAGCGTCAAAAATTGGCTCTAAGACGATGCGCTGGCGGTCGTCATCCTCATCTTCTTCATCTTCGTATTTGGCTTTGATCTTCCACGCGCCGATACCGCCTGCGACAGCTTCTTCAAAGGCGTTATCGTAGGCTTCCTGACCATT